TAGGCGACTGAGCCGATCGGCACGCAGTTGTCCGCAGCCCACTGCTTGTTCACGTTCATCTCGACTGCCGTGACCGCGAACTCGTTCGGGTTGTTGTCACCCGGCTCGATGCTGATCACGCGGAACGGCTTAGCCAGCCCGAAGCCGCCGTTGTCCTCAAGCGAGAAGACCGTGCGATCCGGCAGGTTCGGCGGCACGTTGCCGCTCACGAGATTGAGCGAGTACACCGCGCCGGTCTTGCCGGGACTCACCACGATGGATGCGAGACCAGTGGTGGTCTGGATCCGCATGGTGTAGTTCTGGTTGACCGTGAAGTAGATCGGGTCGCGCAGGTTGAAGACGCCGTTGACGAACGATTTGAGCCGGCCGCTAGTGGCCCAGCCCGTGACCGGGTCTGCCACGTAGATCGTCTTGTACGGGTCCAGAAGGACGCCGAGGCGGGCGGTCGTGAACGACACCGTCGCGCACTCCGTCGTCGCGGTGATGAGGCGGTAGTAGGCGCGGCGCAGCGCTTCGTGCTCGTCGGTGCAGCCGACCGCGTCGAAGGAGAATGGGATGCTGCCGTTCAGGGCGATGTGGTCCGGATTGCGCGCGGGGCGAATGTCCTGCTGCCAGTCCAGATCTGGGTTCACGAACTTGACCTCGATGTCGTTGTATCGAGTCGTCATGTCGGTGAACGTATAGCTGAAGCCGTCTGGTGTCACGTTCTCGGGCGTGAACAGGATCGACGGCTCTTCCCATTTGTCGACGCGCAGATGCACCATGCCGGTCGCGTCGTCGAAGATGGTCGCGCCGAAGGAACCAGCCACATACTGAAGCATGTCGAGGCCGGACTGCGCGTCCTTGATCGCCATGTTGAACGTGTAGCGCGGCTGCGTGCCGCCTTTACCGTTCGGGACCGGCGTGTCGCACCACTGCGCCGCATCGAAGAAGTCGAAGCGGTTGCAGGTCAACCACGGGTAATACTTCCTCAGCCCGTAGTTGAGATTCATGATCAGGTCGTAGAGAATCCACGCCGGGTTGTTCGTCCACGCCTGCTTGAACGACCCGTCCCAGACGCCTTGAGCGACGTGCATGTCCGGGTTGTAGTTCGTCGGGACCGAGACCTCCAGGCCGTCGATGTCGATTCCGATGTCGGGCACCGAGGAGAATTGGCTCGTCGCGAGCGCGACGATGTGCATGAGCGCAACGCGGTCATACGTCCGGTTGCCCTTCGTGACTTCCTGAAAACTCTCCCAGCTGATGTCGCAGTAGTCGGTGTTGCTCGAATCCGGGTTGTTCTTCATCACCCGGATGACCCATGTGTCATCGACGCGCGGAACATCCCAGCAGTAATCCACCACGTAACCAGCGGTTGTCTTGCCGGTGACCTTAATGGTGCCACCGTTGACTGCCGTCCAATTGGGGTTGGAGGATTGGCGGTACTGGATCTCAAACGATGCGGTGTTGTTGAACGTGCCGTTGTCGTTTGAGACATACAGCGTGCTGAACATGATCCGCGCTTGCAGCTGGTCAACGACCTTGCGCAGTGACTCATCGGTGGTACGCGACACCCATGTACCTTGAAACAGGCGCACGCCGACCGACGTGTTCGACGACTCCCCGCCGAGCTTGTAGTTGATCGCAGGATCCCCTACGTGCCCGCGCATGATGCCGACGTTGAAATTGTCGAAGTTGACTGTGCCGTCCTGTGACATCAGAGGCGTGCCCCCGACGTTGATCGTCTTCATCCCATCGACTGGTCCGCGGATCGGCCCCTCGCTCAACGCGAAGACGATCTCGACAACGTCGCGAGAGAAGAGGTTGTCGTCGGTGCGGGTCGGCTGCTTCTGCCCCCCACCCGCGCCTTGGAATAGCGGTCGTTCGGTCACTGCGTCTGTCATGGTCTGGTCTGTTAGGCGAGCAGGCACTGCCCGTCTTGGCCGTAGGAATAGCGCGTACCGTTCGTGTCGGTGCGTCCGCTGCAATAGCCCGCGAGGTTCATGTCAGAGTCGTCGAGCTTCTTGGCGTCGACGTTGAACGACAGGTAGTGGCCGAAGTGTCGAATCCGGCCGTAGAGTAGGGGGATCCGCGTGCCGATCTTCACGGTGTTCTGGTTCGACGGCACGTAGAGGGACTGCGATGAGCTGCTGGTGCTCGACTTTGGCGACGGTGCCAGCATCGCGATAAGCCCGCCGAGCATCATCATTGCGCCTGACATTGCGATGCTGAAACCCGCAGCGCCGCCGATGCCGGTCCAGCTCGTCAGCACACCGATGACGACACCGACCACCACCAGCACCGCGCCGATGATCATTTGCAGCACACCCCCGTTGCCGCCCGCGCCGGCGAGCGCCGGGTAGACGTGAAGCTCGGTTAGGTCCGTAGGTGCGAAAACGGCGTCCCGACACTCGACCCCCTTGACGCGCACGGGCGTTGGGTTCTCGACATCGAAGCCGGGGAGCTGCTTTAGGATCGTGAGGGCTTCCGCCACAGATTGCGCGTGGACCTTAATCGGCTCCGGGTGTCGCTCCGTCAGGGAGCCATGCAGATAGATCGTCTTCATCGAGCAGTATCACCGCCTTGTTGCGGACGTAGTAGCACCAGACCTCGGCCTCCGCGACGATGTAGTGAAACCAGTCGGGGTAGTTCTGGAACGCTCTATAGTCGTCGACCGACAGGTTCGGCCCGGTTGTGGGATGCGTGTGCCAAGTGGCAGACACGCGGCCCTCGTATTGTCCGATGGAGTCCAGACTGATTTCAAAGAATTTTTCGGGGTTCTCAGCAACGTTCGGGACTTCGACGACCGATCCGTCCGTGAGGACGAAGCCACACCGCTCAACCAGCGGGTTCCACATCGACAGCAGTAAGTCGTTCATATTTAGCTCTCATGTGCGGGGGGAGGTAGGTCAACAGGTCCACCTTCTCAATCAACGCCTGATTCGTTTCGGTGATGTCGGGATGACGGATAACGTCAAGTACGCGGCCTGTCCAACGGCTCGTCAGCGGGTCAGCTACAGACGGCCTGTTGAACAAGTGGTGGAGCATGTACCCGTTTCCGACGTAGACCCCGATGTGGTTCGCGTGGCCGCTCTTGTTCGCGAGACGCATCAGCAACAAGTCGCCGATTTCGAGTCGATTGAACGGAACGTTGACGATGAGGAACCCCTCGCGCTGGAAGTGGTCGGTCAGCAGTGGAAGACCGTTTTCCTCGAACATGAAGGGGCGTGCGTAGTTCGTCAGCTTCATGCCGTACTTGTCTTTCACCCATCGGCGAACGAGACCATAGCAATCGTCTCGGCCGACTACGTAGGGTGTCCCCTCGTAGCCGACTGTGTATTGTTCATAGAGAGACATGCGGGTACTCCGGGGGGTAGAACGCTCGACCGGGGAGCAGGAACTGTTGACCGTCGAGGGGCGAGCGCAATTCGAACACCGCCATCGACTTGTTGAGACTCAAGGGCTTCGAGATCCGCCACGTGTTCATTTGATAGATGCCCGTGTCCGTATCAACGTGCGGCCTCAAGACTCGATAGCGCGTGATCTGCGCGCCATCGAGCTTCCCTTGCGCGATGAACGCTGACCAGATGCCGTCAGGGTTTGCAAGCGTGAACTTCGGGCGCTTCCATTCACCAGTTGCGTTCGTCCCCTCTTGGGCCAAGCTCACGGGGATCGACTCGAAAGTCATCCCCTGCCATGTGACCTCTTGCTTCGCCGTGAGGCAGATGACCGTGCTGCCTGCGGTCTGGTTCAGAACGATCTTGAACAGGTCGACCTTAGCGTCGCCGTCGAGTTTGTAGGCATCGTCGATATGCGACTGCGGAATAGCATCAATCGTCATGGCATCTCCACAAACTCGACGCTGAAGCCTTCCGACCAGCCATCGCCGCCCTTGATGCCCTTCGGCATCTCAAGAGGCTTGCTGAAGCGCACGTTCAGTGTGCCGAGCCACGGGTGGGGGTATTGAAACGTCTTGTGCAGCCGGTACGTCTCGTAGAACTGCATCAGCGCGCCGAGGTTGTTCTTCACGTTCGACGTGTAGTCGACCGCGCCGGTTGACGTGAGGCCGCGCCACATCGTTTCCCAGCTCAAGACGAAGATGCGCTGGTCGGGCGCGGTCGGCGGTGTCGAGAAACGATACGAGTTCCCGAGCTGGAGGGAAGTACCCGGATCCGGGTACTTCTCCTCCACCATGTGGTTCGGAAAATTGAAGACCGTGGTGGTG